GATAATAAGTGGCAAGATGGCTGGCATGGCGTAGCTAAAGATGACGCATTTGGGTACACCGCTCAATTGCTAGGCTACTCTAAAGGCACAGATACCGGGCTTGGCGGCTGGATTGTCGTCAATAAAAGCACAGGCGAAATTCGGGTAGTGGAAGCTAATCCGAATAAACAGGAATTACAGGAGTTGGAATCCCGAATTGCAGAGACAATTCATAAGGTGGATTTTGATGAGAAGTTTGTAAGGTGTTTTGAACCTACTACTGAGTATTTCCGTGGTAAGCCTACAGGCAATAAGCGTTTGCACACCACTTGTACGTTCTGCCCGTACATGAGGGAATGCTGGCCTGACGCTGAGTATCAACCACAAACAGGATCTAAGGCGCAGAATCCTCGGCACTATTGGTACGCGGATTATGCAAAAGACGAATAGCCCTGTGATGTGTGGAACGTGTCAGAACAAGCCAGCGGTAGTAGTTGAAAGCGACAGGTTTTTTTATTGTCCTGACTGTTGGTTTAAGAAAGAAAGCGTTCCGCTCCATAGGCTGAATGGACGGATACATGAGACAAAGAAAAAATAATCCCCGAGCTCGGGCCATAGCTAATGGTTACAGATCGGGGCTTGAGGAGAAAGTACAGAGCGATTTAGAAAAACGTGGCGTGGACGCAGAATATGAATGCTTTCGTATCCCCTATGTCATACCTCAGAGTGATCATTATTACACTCCTGACTTCCTTCTCCCTAACGGCATCGTAATTGAAACAAAGGGGCGTTTTACGATTGAAGATCGTAGAAAGCATTTGCTCCTAAAAGATCAGTACCCTGCGTTAGATCTTCGTTTCATCTTTACCAATAGCAACGGCAAGATCCGTAAAGGATCAAAGACCACCTACGCCATGTGGTGTGAACGGTACGGTTTTGAGTACGCCGATAAGCTAGTTCCTTTGCCTTGGATAAAAGAGCGAAAGAACAGGGGTTCACTAAAAATTATAAATGGATTGAGAAATATATGACCCAAGATACAGAGCAATTACCTAACGCAATTTTTATGGAAGTTACTGTCGATGAAGAAGGACGATTGCTCTTTAGTGGTGGCTGGAGTTTTGACGAAGACTACCCACAAGATACTGTAGACTTTCTTCAGAACATTTTAGCTGGCGTGTACGCCATCATAAACACTCAAACAGATAATGTAGTCGTGGCTGGTAAAATTATACGAACCGCGCCCGGCTTTAACGGATTCGACTACCCTCCAGAAGAGCCGGAAGTTGAACTCATCTTTGAGCCTGATGAAGAACTGGTGAAGAAGATGAAAGAGCACAATCAGGAGGATTCCCTGAATGTAATTAAATTCGACCCAAAAAAACATAGGAAACACTAATGAGCGAAAAAACAGGAAAAACAATATACGCTCACCAGTATCCTTTCGATACCGTAGTTAAGACAGAAGTCTCATCTAATACGGTCAATATTGTGGCTCCGGGCGCACAAGACGAAGTGGATATGGTGAACAACCCGCCGCACTACAGAAAACACCCATCAGGTGTAGAGTGCATTCAGATAACGGAACACATGAACTTCAACCTCGGTAATGTCATCAAGTACATATGGCGTTGCGATGAGAAGTATGAAATTCCAATAGAAGACTTGGAGAAGGCTGAATATTATCTCAAGCGTGAGATTGCCCGCAGAAAGACACTAGCGGGGTGAGCATGAGACATATTCACCAATTCACTTGGTTCGAGTTATTCGACCAAAAGGAGTGTGACGACGTTTGTAAATTGATGAGTGAACATCCGTCTATTAACGGCGTGTCATCAATGTTGTCACAAAAACCTTCATTCAGAGACAAGCTGGCCCGCAATTGCAAGCTGGCTTGGATTCCTATGGATCAAAGATCATCGTGGATTTATATGAAACTCCGCGACCAAATTATGCACCTCAATGAAAGGTGGCTAAACTTTGATTTGAATGGAGAGATAGAGGCTCTTCAGTATCTAGAGTATGGCTTCGGACAATTTTACGGATGGCATACTGATTCAGGACATAATGAAGTAGCTACAAGAAAACTAACCTGCATTATTCAGCTTTCAGATCCATCTGATTATGTCGGCGGCAAGCTAGAAGTCCAGTCGCAGACATTCACACCTCAAGGACATTATGTGAAGTACGCACCTCAGCGTAGGGGGACTGTTATCGTCTTTCCATCTCACCTTTTGCACATTGCGCGTCCTGTGTGGTGGGGAAGAAGGAAAGCGTTAGTCGCATGGTTTAGAGGAAATCAACCGCTGAGGTAATTATGATAAAAGTACAAATAAAACCAGAACAAGACGAACTATTTGATAACCTTGGGCTAACTAGGCTCCGTGAAAGTTATATGCGTGATGAGGAACAATCTCCTCAAGAAAGGTTCGCGTTCGTAGCTGAGGCGTTTGCTTCAGATGCGGAACACGCGCAAAAGATCTATGATTATGCAAGTAAGCATTGGCTGTCGTTCTCGACACCAATTCTATCCTACGGCCGTAGTAATAAAGGCTTACCTATCTCGTGCTTTCTATCGTATCTCGACGACAGTGCTGAGGGGTTAGTTGATACCTACGGTGAAGTCTCTTGGCTATCTATGCTTGGGGGTGGTGTAGGAATTCATGTAGGCATCCGTGGTGCAGATGAAAAATCTGTAGGCGTTATGCCCCACTTGAAAACGTATGACGCGGGTTCTCTGGCGTATCGTCAGGGCCGTACTCGTCGGGGTTCGTATGCGGCATTTCTAGATATCAATCACCCGGATATTATGACGTTTATGGAAATGAGGAAACCTACAGGTGACCAGAATTTCCGTACACTTAATCTTCATCATGGTGTCAACCTCAGCAATGAATTCATGGAGCTTATCGAAGCGTGTATGCGGGATGAGAACCACGATGATAGCTGGCCGTTAATCAATCCTAATAATGGTCAGGTTACTGAGACGATATCCGCCCGCCAGCTATGGATGAAACTATTAGACATCCGTATGCAAACAGGTGAGCCGTACTTTATCTTCTTGGATACCGCTAATGAAAAGATGCCGGAGTGGTTAAAGGCTCTAGGTCTAAAGATTAACGGATCTAATCTGTGTACTGAGATATTCTTGCCTACTGATATCAAACGTTCGGCAGTATGTTGTCTATCTTCGCTGAACGTGGAGTATTATGACCTCTGGAGTAAAGACCCAGAGTTTATCCCGGCGGTTATGGAACTTCTTGACAATGTACTACAGCATTTTATTGATAACGCACCAAAGCACGTCCACAGAGCCGTGTATTCAGCGATGCGAGAGCGTTCTATTGGTGTCGGTACCCTCGGGCTACACGCTTACTTCCAGAAAAAGAACATTCCGCTCGACTCGCCGATGGCGAAAGTGATGAATAAACAGATTTACACGCATATCCATGAACAGTGCGTCAAAGGAGATGCTATTCTGTGCGAGAAACGTGGCCCATGCCCGGACGCGGCAGAGGTGGGTGTAAATCGTCGATTTAGTCATTGGACAGCTATTGCACCTAATGCGTCGAGTTCTTTAATTATGGGTAACACATCCCCATCTATAGAACCTTATCGCGCCAACGTATTTAGACAGGATACTCTGTCAGGCGCGTATATACAGAAAAACAAATTCCTCAAGAAAGCTTTGGCCGATTTGGGTATGGATAATGCTAAGGTCTGGGCCTCAATCACAGCGCATGATGGATCTATTCAACACTTAGAAGACGTTCCTGAAGATATAAAGGAAGTCTTTAAGACTGCTATTGAGATTGATCAGCGTTGGTTAGTTGAGTTAGCCGCAGATAGACAGCCATACATCGACCAAGGCCAATCATTAAATCTATTTTTCCGTCCAGACGTGAACATAAAGTACCTACACGCTTGTCACTTCCTTGCATGGAAGCAAGGGCTCAAAAGCTTGTACTACTGTCGATCTGACAAGCTCAGAAAGGCAGATAAGGTTGGTATGCAAATTGAGCGTAAACGACTTGAGGATGAAATAAACTTGACTGCAATCGCGGACGGCGATGCTTGTCTAGCGTGTGAGGGCTAAATGGTAAAAAAACTAAAACTAACTGACGGCCGTGATTACTACAAGCCGTTTAACTATCCGTGGGCATTTGATTCATTTCAAGCGTCAGAACAAATGCACTGGTTGTGGACTGAAGTCCCGATGTTGGAGGATACAAAAGACTGGCGCAACCGTTTGAGTGAGGATGAGAAGGAATTCTTAACTAAAATATTCCGCTTCTTTACTCAGGGGGATATTGATGTTTCCGGGGCGTATGTGAAGAATTATCTTCCGTATTTCCCTCAGCCAGAAATCAGGATGATGCTCTCCTCCTTTGCGGCACGAGAGGCGATACACGTTGCCGCATATAGTCACCTGATTGAAACGCTTGGAATGCCCGAGTCAACGTATAACGAGTTTCTCGAATACGCTGAGATGGCTGAGAAGCATGACTACTTCCGTGAATTGCAGGGAGATGATGATTTGCCAGCGCAGATTGCCGCCTTTTCTGCGTTCACGGAAGGTATGCAATTATTTTCTAGCTTTATTATGCTGTTGAATTTTGCACGTCATGGAAAGATGCGGGGTATGGGTCAGATTATTGCTTGGTCAATTGCTGACGAAACCCTGCATACGGAGAGCATGATAAAATTATTCCGTACCTATGTTCAGGAGAACCGTGGTGTTTGGAATGATGAGCTCAAAGCTAAAATTTATAGTATTGCCGAAAAGATGGTTGATCTTGAAGACAAGTTTATCGACTTGGCCTTCGGGGTTAGCGAAATGGAAAACCTTACTCGTGATGAGGTCAAACAATACATCCGTTACATCTGTGACCGACGCCTAATAGCCCTTGGCATGA